AGTTTGCTAAAAAAGGTGGTGGTCATCACAGTGCACACATACATTGGAATCAACACGTATCAGGTTTTTACTTTTTAAAGTGTAGTGATAAAACTTCTTATCCTATATTTCACGAACCGAAAACTGGTGCAAGATGTACAAAATTAAAAATGAAACCAGACTTAAAAGGTGTATGGGCAGGTCACGAACAATTTCATTTACGTCCAAAACCTGGAACATTAATTATATTTCCTGGGTTTCTAGAACACGAGTATGCAATAGATTTTGGTATCGAACCTTTTAGATTTATACATTGGAATATACAAGCGGTGCCAAAAGAGATGGCTAAAGATGTCGTTTAAAAAAAATAAATACACAGTTATTCGTCAAGCAATATCAAAAGATCTAGCAGCTTTTGTTGCAAATTATTTTTCTATGCAAAAGCAAGTATATGATACTTGTAGAGAGCATAGATACTTTTCACCTTTTGAAACTATCATAGGATACTATGAAAATGAGAATGAACAAATTCCAAACACTTATTCTCAATATGCAAATATGGCTATGGAAACATTACTATTAAAATGTCTACCAGATATGGAGAAAGCAACAGGACTTAAATTATATCCTGCATATACGTATGCACGAATCTACAAAAAAGGTGATATTTTAAAAAGACACAAAGATAGATTTAGTTGTGAGATATCTACTACTATGAATCTAGGTGGCGATGATTGGCCAATATATCTAGAACCATCTGGAGAAGTTAGTAAAAAAGGTATTAAAATAGATTTAAAACCAGGAGACATGCTGGTTTATTCTGGCTGTGAGCTGGAACATTGGAGAGAAAAATTTAAGGGTAAAGAATGTATTCAAGTTTTTCTACATTATAACAATCGTAAGACTCCAGGAGCGAAGGATAATATGTTTGATAAACGCCTACATTTAGGACTTCCACCCTGGTTCAAACGATGATATAATCCTTAGATGGGGGCAGTACACCACCACATACCTACTGTCCCCTTTTAAGGAATTTTATGAGTTTAGGATTTGACGCAATATCAGCATTACCTTTCGCTACATCAGGACCAGATAGTGATGTATCTGTAGTCGTAACAGGTAATCAGGTTTCAATTAGTATTGGTAGCGCAGGTGTTATAGCAGACGCTGTAACTGAAAATTTAACAGCAAATCCATTAAGTTTAGGACTTGGAACCTTAAGTATTAGAACAGATGTAGATCACACTGTTACAGGATCTCAAGTAACTTTAAATACAGGCAACGTAGAAGTTAACATAGACATAGAGGTTTTACCTTCAGGTGTTGACTTGACCTTGGCTACAGGTAATGTTACAATAACTGCTGACGCAAATTTAACACTTGATGGTAATGCTTTATCATTAGATACAGTAGAGCCAGGAGTTATTACGTGGAACGATATAGTACCAGGAGCAACAATGGTTTGGACACCAATAAAACCTTATTAATATGGCATCAACATTTTCATCAGATTTATCATTAGAACTTGTAACAACCGGCGAAAAAGCAGGTCTATGGGGAACTATTACAAATACTAATTTACAATTATTACAAACAGCAACGTCAGGTTATGTAGAAGTAACTTTAAGTTCTGGTAATGTTAACTTAGATTTATCAGACGGATCGGCGACCGCGAATGGTAAAAATCTTTATATTAAAGTTACAGGAACTTTATCAGGTGATGCTACTTTAACAATGCCTGCAACCACATCTGGTGGTAATGCTAACAGAGTATTTTTTGTAGAAGATGGAACCACTAGAGGTGGAGCTGGTGATAGTTATACAGTAACTTTATTAACAACAGGTCAAAGTGCATCTACACAAGTGCCTCTTCCAGAGGGCGCAAAAGTTTTAGTTTATTCTAGAGGTAGTGTTCCAGCCACGACTTTAGCTATGATGGAAAAAGGATTTACAGAAGTAACTGCAGCTAGCAAAACAGCATACACAGCAGTTGCTGGAGATCAAATAGGTGTTGATACAGTTGCTAATATTGTAACAATTACACTCCCTGCATCACCATCACAAGGTGATGAAGTAACTATAATGGATGTATCTGCATCTAATGGTTTTGGAACTAACAAATGTATAGTTGGAAGAAACGGATCAAACATTCAAGGTGGTACATCTGATTTAGATTTGACTACAAACAATCAATGTGTAACACTAATCTTTACGACTGCCACAAAAGGCTGGCAAATAAAAACTAATAGTACATCATAGGAGTAAAGCATGCTTACTAAAATTAAGTTTGCTCCTGGTATTGACAAACAAGACACTGCTGTTGGAGCAGAGGGTCGTTGGGTTGATTCTGATAATGTAAGATTTAGATATGGCCTTCCTGAAAAGGTAGGTGGTTGGCAATCATTACTTAATGATTCTATTGTTGGTGTTGCTAGAAAACAACATGCTTTTGTAGATACTGAAGGTAATAGATATGTTGCACTTGGCACTGACAAATTTTTATTACTATATTTTGAAGGTCAACTTTTTGATATTACACCTTTTAGATGTAACAATGCAGGAGTTGTAGATAGTTTCACAAGTTCAACATTAGCAACAAATAGCACATCAGTTAAAACTTGTACAATCACAACAAGCACAGATCATGATTTATCTGTGGGAGATATCATAGAATTATCATCAGTTACTTTACCAAGTGGCACAGGATTAAACGCGAGTGATTTTGAAGATAAATTATTTCAAGTATTAACTGTTCCAACTCCTACAACATTTACAATTAATTCTCTAAACCAAGCATCCGCAGTCATATCAACAGGTGGTAGTATGACTGTTAAAGTTTATCAACCTGTGGGTCCTGCAGCACAAACTTATGGTTATGGTTTTGGTATTGGAAACTATGGTGGCACAATTACTGGCGCTTTAACAACAACTCTTAACGGAGCGTTGCTCGCGGATACAGCTGGTACAGGTGGATCAGGTACAGCGATAACTTTAACATCAACAACTGGTTTTCCAACAACAGGCACAATAGCTGTTGGTGATGAATTAATTACATACACAGGTATATCTGGATCTGATATTACAGGTATTACTAGAGGAGCGTTAGGCACAGCAACATTTGGTACATCAAACGGACAAGCCCACAGCGGTGGTGCAACTGTTACAAACGCTACAAACTTTTCTGGATTTGGTAGTGCAGTTGAAGCATCATCGGTAACATTAGAACCAGGACTTTGGTCACTAAGTAATTTTGGTGAAGTATTAGTTGCAACTATTGCAAATGGTAAAACATTCACTTGGAACGCTGGTATTACAGCAAGGCTTACAACAAGAGCTTCTATGTTAACTTCAGGGTTTGAAACAAGAATAGATGCAGCAACAGATAGTGGTAACCCGACAGCTACTAGAGTTACATTAATATCACCAACAACACGTCACTTAATTCATCTTGGAACAGAAGTAACCATAGGAAGTCCAGACACACAAGATGATATGTTTATAAGATTTTCTGAAGATGAAAATATAAATAAATATACACCACAAGCAACTAACACTGCAGGCACACAAAGATTACAAGATGGCACAAAAATTATGGGTGGCCTAGTTGCAAAAGAAAATATTCTAATTTGGACTGACAATGCATTGTATACAATGAAGTTTGTTGGAGCCCCTTTTACATTTGGTTTTGAACAAGTTGGTACAAACTGTGGATTGATTGGTAAGAATGCCGCTATAGAAATTGATGGTGTTGCATACTGGATGGGTAATAATGGATTCTTTTCTTTTGATGGTACAGTTAATACTTTACCATGTAGTGTTGAAGATTTTGTTTATGATGATTGTAATACTACAAAAGGTCAACAAATAAATGCTGGTATTAATAATCTATTTACAGAAGTAATTTGGTGGTATCCAACTCAAAATGCAGATTTTAATGATAGATACGTTGTCTATAATTATGGCCAAGACAATGCAAGATTACCTATGGGTAATTGGTATACAGGCACAAATACAAATTCAATTAGAACAAGTTGGATTGACTCATTAGTATATCCTAAGCCATATGCTACAGCTTACAATAGTTCTAACACAGGAACATTCCCATCAATTATTGGTGAAACAGGTTTGGGACAAACCGTATTTTTTGAACATGAGATAGGAACCGATCAAGTTAATCCTGATGGTAGTGTTACTACTTTAACTTCTTTTATTAAATCATTTAGTTTTTCTTTACAAAAAGATCAAGCAGAAGTATTTCTAGCCATGAGAAGATTTTTACCAAACTTTAAAGTTTTAACAGGCAACAATCAAATTACATTAGCTATAAAAGATTTTCCATCTGATGATGATGCACAAACTTCGTTGAGTCCTTTTACAATTACATCTAGTACAACTAAAGTTGATACTCGTGCAAGAGGACGATATGCAAATATAAAAATAGAAAACACTGGTGTAGGTGAATCATGGCGATTTGGTACATTTCAAGTAGATTTACAACCTGATGGAAGGAGAGGATAATGACAAAAGTAGTAGTAAGATTACCAGAACCTAAAAAAGAAT